ATTGACAAATATTGATTTACAAAACGGAACGATTTCAAATACAAATACAATTTCAAGTAAAGACTCTTTTCCTTTAAATATTAATAGCAATAATAGTATCAACTTGAGTTCTGGTAATGTAAATATGCTTTATAATTCACTATTAAATTTTGGTTCAAGTAATAATAGTATTTCTGCAGATACATATGGAAATTTGAATATAAACGCAAGTTCTGGAAATGTAAATTTTTTATTGTCAACAAATGGTAATAGTTCAATTAACCTACCACAAAATGTACCTTTAAACTTTGGTAATAAATCATCTGGTAATTATATTGTACAAAATACAACTGGAACATTTGTAATTAACAATTCATCTGGTAATATTAATTTACAACCCAACATCTCATCTGGATCTATCAATATACCAACTAATAATTATTTAAATTTTGGTATTAATTCAACAAAAAACAGTTTATATAGTGATGGTCAACAACTAATTATAAATGGATATAGTGGTATTAATATTAATAGTACTAGTTTTAATATAAGTGGAAATGTCAATGTTACAGGTACGATAACAGCTGCTGTAAATACAGATTTTGATCTTAATCGTTATATTTTACCATTGGGAACATCACAAATTCTTAATATTACATCAGTTGAAAATTATAGTGTTTCAGAAAGTAATTTTATAAAAATTACAACATCTACACCTACAAATTATACAATAGGAGATTCTATAACTGTTAGTAATTCTGGAAGTACTCCTTCTGTAGATGGAGTATATAGTGTAAGTGGTATACTCTCTCCTACATCATTCTTTATTAATTACGGAACGCCAATTACAACTACAGGTGGTAGTGTAGGTACAGTTAAAAGTAATTTAATGACACCTCAAGGTAAAGATGTCGGTATTCAAATTAATTATTGGAATAGTAGTAGTGTTACAGCTGGTAGTGCTGGTTATAAAACTGGTTTTTTTGGTTTTAAAAACAACACCAATAGATGGGCATTCTATAATAATGCAACTATTAGTAATAATATTGTTTCAGGAAGTTTTAGTGATATTGAAGTAAATAAAGTTTTTACATCATTTATGAGTGGGTTTAGATTAGAAGGACCAGTTTCAGCAGGTTCAAATCAAATAAGTGGTAATAATTTTCAAATTTTAGGTGGAAGTATTAATGGAACGCCAATAGGAGCAAATACAGCTCAAACTGCAAGATTTTCTACTTTAAGTAATACTGTAAGTGCTTCTTTACAAAATGTTACATTAACATCTTCTTTAGCATATACATTTGAACGTTATACTTTATCATCATCTGGTTTAACAACTAGAAATCCGAGTGTAGCTTATGTTGTTTCTTTATTTAGTGTATCTGGCCCTAGTTATACAACAAGTTCTGGAACAATGCCATCCAATACTGCAAATATACCAGATGGAACTTTTAAAATGTTGGTTTGTAGTTCAATAGGTCTTGGATCTTCACATACAGTTTATTTTGGACCAAATAAATTAATTGCTCCTAATCCTCTTGACTCGAATGCTATTCCTACAAGAATTGTATTTAAACGCCAAGGACAGACAGCTAAATTATTATTTGATGCTCAAGGTAATGGAGGATTAGGTACATGGATTCTTTTGACAAGTGGTGTTTATGTTTCTTAATTAAACTTATTTAAAAATATAAATATTAGATAAAATAAAGAATGTTAGAAATACTTCAACCAAAAATACTTAAACCAATTGGATTTGTACAAGAAGATTTTCATTCTGAAGTATTAGATTTTTTATTTGAATTATGTAGTTTTATTTATCCAGATAGACAATTATTACTTTATAATAACTATGATAGATATAATAATAAAGATCTATTTCTAAAAAAATATAAAAATTTAATAGTAAAAGAATTAAATCATTTTATACCAGATTTAGTATCTGCAGAATTAGAAAAAACATTTATTATTTCATATGATAATATTTTTCATTTAAAATTATTTGAAAATTATAAAGAAAAACTTATTTTTATTGCTCATAGTGAAAAACATACAAGTTCTTTTAAAATGTTGAATATGAATTATTTCTCATTAACTCCTTTATTAAGTAACAATTACATGTTACCAGTTATTAATAAGTCGAATGATATTAAACTGTTAATGAAGGATAGTAAAATAGAACACTTTTTGTTACAATTAAAAGATATTAGTACGAAACATAATCTAAAAATTCTTATGACAATTGGTTATTTTTTAGAAAATAATAAAGATATTAAATTAATAGAAAAATTATTAGATACAAAAAAATTTATGATTATTGCTTTTGTACCAGAAATTTCAGATTATTTAAATACTTTAATAAAGAAATATCCTAATTTTATATTTGCAACACTTAGATTAAAAACAGAAGCTATTAAACATACAATAAACTATTTAAATATTAATCATTTATTGTTTTGTCCACCAGAAAATTCCGATTATTTTAAGAATAGTTGGTCTGGATCATTAGCATTTGGTCTTGATAATAATTTACATCTTATTGTACCAGATAAAATAGTAGAAATATATAATTTGAAAAATAATCATATATTATCATATAAAAATGAAAATGAAATTAATTTAGAACAATCAATATACACTGAATCATTACAATCTTGGAAAGATAGTGTATTTTCTAGAAATAAAAAGACAATTTCTAATTTTATTCAATTATCACATGACTTATCACATGACACTAGTATTCACATTGATAAAAAAACATTATCAATAAATTTACTTTGATAATTTAGTTAGTTTTACTTAATAGGAATATGCAACAGCCATTCCACCAACTATCTTTTCCTTTATGATTAGGCATTCCTTTTAAATCATCGTTACCTAAAAATTCTTCATGTCTAAATTCAATCTTTAAATTTAAATCACGAATAGCTCTCATAGTACCATCTCTTACATCAGACCAGCACCAATCATCTACCATAAAGATAAATTGATCTTCTAAAACAGGATAATAATATTCCAATGATTTATAATGATCACTTTCAGAATGCCCACCATCATATAAATAAACATTAAATTTTTTATCATTCAAATCATTTAAATCTACTTTCCAACAATCATTTTCAATTAAATATAAATTTGATTCACCTTCGTATTTTTCTAAAATTTCCATAAAAATATTTGGGTCTCCGCCAAATTGACTCCAATTATCAATAAACAATGCATCTACTTTATTTTTATAAATAGCACTAATACTAGAACTTCCATACCAAGTTCCTATTTCTAAATAACGAACATCTGTACAAGTTTCTCCAAAATTAGAAATAATATTGTTATATAAATGCCTAGTATTTGTACCAGTCATTCCTTTATATTCTAATATTTCTTTACCTTCTTTTGTATTTGGATCAATTTTTGAAATACCTTCTCTAGCATTATTAATAGCTCTACGAATATGATCAATTAATACAATGTTTTTATCTGATGCTTGTATCATATTATTGTATTATTGTATTATTGTATTATTGTATTAATTTTTTTTTCATTTTTTAGCGACAACTTACTACTATAAAAGTAAATTTTTATGCATGTCATCTAAATTACCAATCGATAACTGTGGTATTTGAGAATGCCCATCTATATTTAATCTACAATCTATTTCCTTTAATATATCTATTATTTTACGAGGATTATTTTTACAGTTAGTCAATGTTTCTAATAAAACATTTGTAAAAGCACCTCTATCACCTAAATCAGCTGATGTTTGATTATCTAAACATCCAGAAAACATGAAAATATCTCCATCAGTTTCTATTTTATTATTTGTAAGATAAAATGTATACATATTTATCCAATCGTCTTCATTATATATATCACTTTTTGGTCTATTTTTTCGTCTATTATAAAATAAATTATATTCTAAATTTAATATTGTACCACTATGACAACAATCGGTAAAACACCATAACGTAACATCTTTTGGTAAAACTTTTGCTAAATTATCAAATAACCATGTGTCATTTATAAAACCATTTTCTTTATAATCAAGAGGAACTAACACTTGATCTAATTCACTTGTTTTATCATCATCGTCGTCTATTTGACTTCCGTGACCAGAATAATAAAATAATAATGTATCCCCTGCATTAATGTCTTTTGTTAAATTAATAATAGAATCTATAATATTTTTTAAAGTTGGTTTTATTTCAGTTTTATCAGTTAATTTTGTTATATTTTCTACTTTATAATCACAGTTTTCTATTATAAAATTTCCAATATTGTTTATATCATTTATACATCCTCCTAATTCATTTCTTGTCCCAATGTAATTTATCCCTATTAAAAGCGCTTTTTTCATATATATTATACAATAAATAAAATATTTACAAAATCTATTTTATTTAAATAAATATTTACAAAATCTATTTTATTTAAATAACATTAATTAATAATATTATAAAAAAATAAAATATTTTTATGTATTATAAACATAAATGGATAATAATCAAATATTAATAATTGGAGGTTCTGTATTAGCATTAGTAGTTATACTAATTTTATATTTTTATATATTTTCTTCCCCAAAATACACATTTGTAGAAAGATTAGACTACCCAGGAAATGACATAAAATTACTTGACAATGCTACTGTTGAAGAATGTGAAAAAGAATGTAATTCACTAGCAAATTGTGTTGGGTTTAATAGAAATCGTGGAACTCCTCAAGGAGGTAAAGGGCCATGTTGGATAAAAAATGGAACACCTAATCCTACACCACACGATGGTTGGAATTTTTATACAAAAAAAAAATAAGGTTACATTTAACATTTATACCTTGTCGTCTAATATTAAAGGTACAATTTCATTTTTATTATTATTTTCCTTTTCATTATTATTATTATTTTCTTTTAATAATTTTGTCATATCTTTTTTTCCTTTAGATGGTTCATTTAATCTAATTTCATGTAATATAATTTGATTTTTATTTTCAAAATTTTCAATGAATTTTTTACATTGACGAATATTTGTAAAAATTCCTAATATATTATAATATTCATTTTGAGATAAAACGTATACTCTTTGTCCCATATCTAATTATTATATAAAATAATTAAATATTTTTAACTTCTTTTTCTTTACTTAATTTACTTATATATGCTTTGGTTATAGTTTTATTAAATTGATTATTCTCTTAATAAAATATTATGCTTTTCATAAAGCTTTTCTTTTGTTAATTTTTGTAAATTTTCATCTTTTATTTGCAATTGAGTTTGTTTTTGTTCAAGTTGATTTTTCAATTCTATAGATTCTTCACTTATTATTTCTTGAAAGACTTCTTCTAATTTTATAAAATAATCATGTATCTCATCTGCTTTTTTTGTATTACTTTTTAAACAAAGTTTCTTAAATGTATTAATTGTAATTAAAATTTTTTCTTTATTCTGACCACCATTTTTTTTTACATAAACCGCTCCAGCAACTTCTGGAGCGGTTTCTTTTTCTCTCGAAGAATTTACAAAAGAATTATGTTTTTCCATGTTAATAATCTTAAAATTATTAAAATAGATATATTTTTTAGTTTGACTAGCAAAAATATGTTAAGAATACAGTTAGATCAATTACTGTATGCCAATCCTCCCATACCAGCCATAATTCTAAGAACGTTATAGTTGATAGCATAAACACGAAGTTTAGAAGAACCACCAACGTTAGTTGTAAGTTGAAGAGTAGCGTTATCAATACGAGACATATTGACAGTTCCACTTGGTTGATGTTGTTCAGGGTTTAATGCAAATGAGTAAACATAAATACCAACAGCTGGGATACGAGTATGATGTTGGTATGGTTGAACAAGGTTAAAGTAAGCACCTTCACGAACAGAAAATCGATCTTGTCCGTTTAATTGAAGCTTAGCATCAACAACACTATGTCCACCAGCAGCAGATCCAGTATAATCAGCTAATTCCTTAGCATCATCTTGGACAACCCAAACAAGTTCCTTACATGGATGGTTCAATGCAAGTTTGCTCTTAATAGAACTTGATCCTGATGCAACAGATTCAGCTCCAGTAAATTGAAGTTGTTCAATAAGATATTCATGTTGAACTTGAGCAAATTGACGACGTTCATCAGTATCAAGATAAATATAATCAATGTAAAGAGATGCATCGAATCCAGAACCAACTGAAGGAGCTCCTCCAGTAGAAGTGTAAAGTGCAGCAATATCACTGAATGTAATGTTAAATTTAACTTCATGATATTGAAGAGCAATTAATGGAAGAGCTAGACCAGGATTTCTACAGAACCAAAATTGAAGTGGAATATAAAGAGTTGCTGCTGGAGTTGAAGAAGTGTTAGCTGTAGTACTGTCATCAACGTTGTTATAAGTTTTAGTAGTTAAAGAAATAGTGTTACCAATCATAGTGTTGTATCCAGCTTCCTTTTCAGCAGTTTGAGTTAATTCATTCCAGATGTTTAACCAATCACCATAATGAGTATCGATGGTTTGTCCACCAATTTCAATAACAACAGTATCAATTAAATTATGTCCAACCATCTTATCCCAAGCAACAGTTCCACCAGTAGTAGATAAAGTTGGAAGATCAACTTGGAGATAAACTTTATGGATTAAATCACCATTTCTTGAAACAGTGCAAGAAACTTTTCGTCCAAAATCAACAGATCCGGTGAAAGTTTGCTCAATTGCTTCAATTGCAAAGTTAGTATGACGTCTATAAACGACTTTAAAAAAAGTAATTTGCTTTTGTACCCTACCTTTCGGTATATTTAAATTAGGGAATAGACTATATCTTAAGCGATTTTTCGCCCACTACCGTTTAGTCGTTGAACTGGGGCCATAGGAATTTTCCCTTAGGCTTTGGCTGCGTACTCGTCCATTTCAAAAAATAATATTTATTATTTTTATCATATATTGCATTTTTACTATACCCCAGTGTATTCTGGGCCAGTAAACTTTTTCAAATTTACCTTAGTAGCAAATATCTTTAGGAGGTCGTCGCATTTTGATAGTGTCGCAAAAGAGTTTACACTCTTTCACTAGCAGTTTTATTATTAATCATTTGATAAAAACACTTAAATTTGATTAATATAGGAATAATAACAGATTTTCCTATAACATATCCTAATAGTTATAGCTGACTACTTTTCTTCCCCATGTTATTAAGGATTACCTGTGAGGTATATATCTTGCTTTTATATGGTCTTTTCAAACCATATATTAGCCCTAATATCTCTATTAGGAATAGAGTACACCTTAAGAATTTTCAGATATGGCTAGTATCATCATAAAATCCCAACTTCCGTCTACTCGTTGAACCTTCATCTTATATCTACCTAAATTGAATGTAAATATTCTGTAGCCAATTGTAATTTATCTTCCATAGAAGTATACTTACTTACAAATGATCTTTCTTTTAAATCTGGATGATGACTTATTCTGTATCCTTCTTTACCAGATGAATCTCTATAATAACGAAGATATTTAGGTAAATTTAAATCTTCATGGCGTTTTCTTGGACGTTTATCCAAAACTTTACCCAAATTCTTACCTATCATATTTTTTCTTCGTAATTCT